TACTAGAAACAATTTTATCTATTCCTGTTCTTGTTATGATCACAAATCCTCTCTTGTCTTTGTAAACATCCTCTTTAACTAAATTGTGTGCTAAGAATAATCTCTTTAAAGCTTCCTCTTTAGTTTCTTTTACTACTGTAGTGTTTTCAACTTTTTTCATTTTAAAAAATTTTAATTAATAATTAGTTATTGTAATATTGATTCCATGAAATTCTTAAGCCTAGAATCAAAGCTTGTTTTTGTGCTTTCTATCTTATACTCAACTACATTAGCCATTTTAAGCGTACCATCTGACTTCTTATAGCGTGTTGGAACATCTATAGGTATAGACACTATATCGTGTCCTTGTTTCCTTAAAGCGTAAATAATGCTTGATAATCTGTAAGCACCATATTCATTAATGGCTTCTTTTTGTGTTAATCTTCTACCATCTTTTAAGTGTTGTAGAATATCACTCGTTTGTGTTTTAGTCATTTTTAAATAGTTTAGTTAATAGTTAGTTATTTTTACAATTATCTACTGCATCTTGCCAAGCACTTGTTGAGTGTTCTCCACAAGCACTACATATATCGTTATCAGGATAGCCTGGCTCATAAAATGTTGCTTCACAACAATTACTTACATTACCCCACTCTTTCTCACATATACAATCTTCATTATCTCCACACATAATACATCTTTGGTGGTCATCACAATAATCGTCGTGCATTGCTATTTCATTTTCACAACAATCAATAGCACATTTTGGATTAGTACCATTCCATTCTGTAGGATCATTACAGGTTTGGTAAGTACCCTCTACCCAATCTGCATAATTAAAATCTGTCATAGTAGTCTGTGTTTTCGTTAATAGTTAGTTAGTTGAAATTCTGTACAAAGATACAACAATTTTTTAAACTACCAAACTTTTTTATAGTTTTTATTAAAAAAAATGTAATATAATTGTATTTTAACCCTTATTTAACCCTATAGAAAGGGTATTTAATACTCTTAAAGATAAAGAACAAGATAAATATAAAGATAAAGCTAAAGTTAAATTTAAAGAACTAAAAATAATGTGTTAATCTTGCTACTTGACCACTTTCTTTATCGTGAATAAAGGCTTCACACGCTTTTGGAACCCCTGTAAATCCTTTTCTATGGTGCCAACTATCTGCTGATGATGGACTTCTCATATACTCTACAGTAACTCCAATAAAATCTTTAGTATCTAACCATTTGTGTTTAATTTTGTGGTGTAAATGATGTAAATACCAATACCTGTGTGTTGTATCGCTCCACATTTTAGGTCTTTCTTGAGCCATTAAAAGAGGAAGTTTATCCATTTTGGCTCCATCTCCATGCTCTAAGCCAATTAAATTATTACCATATTTATAATATTTTCTATGAGAAACACTAATATCAAACTTAATGTCTTCTGCTTTTCTAAACCAACTCTTTAAAGTGTGTGCTAAATGAAACCCACTCTGATAATCGTGATTACTCATAGAATGCAATACATCTACAGGAGCTATAGTCCTAAGCATTTCTATTATCTTAACATAAAGCATTAATGCTATCTCATAATGCTCCCACCACTTTCCATCAGTATCTTGGTGTGTCCCCTTAGTTGTGGTATTATAAACATTATCTATATGTAATACATCATTCCCAATACAAAATAAAATCCTATCAATATCAAAACCCTCGGACTTATTTATTAAACCTTGAACACCCTCTACAACTCTAACAACAGCAGTTTCACAATCATAAGGCTGTCCTGTTTCAGTTTCATTAGCATACTTACCTATATGTATATCTGCAGGATTTATAACTAATAAATTTTTTCCTTCCTTTCTTTTGATCGGCTTATAATCAGGAGAATAATTTTCAATAAATTTATTTACAGCATCAAAGATTTGTTTCTCATCTAAACCATAATCTTCTTTAGTAACAACTGAGAATCTATATTCGCCATTAGCTGATTGCCAATGCTTTACACTTACCACATCTTTTTTATCTATACCCCTCTCTAATAGATGCAAGTCTAAGGAGGAATTGTTATTTAAGTTGTCTAGTGTTTCTGCTCTACTCTGTTTTATTAAATCTTCTTCTTCAGGAGTAAGCCTTAGTCTTTTTCCATATTCTTTTGACATACACAAATATATGAAAAAACAATATGCTTATATAAAAAAAGTGAGGAGTTATTAACTCCCCACTCTTAACTACTAACTATTCCTACTATGAAAACACTCAAAGAAGGACTACAAAGTTAAATTATTTTTTTGATATATCAGCAATTCCCTGCCCTAAAATTAGAACTAAGATAGCGTGGTATAAATTTGTAGCAGTAGTTTCATCTACTCCTAAATAAGTTACGATAGCAGGAACCACTATAGAACTTACAGCATACCAAAACTTTTTACTTTTTATCATTGTTAAAATCAACCAATTTTTCATTTTTATTTATTTATTAAATTAATACTATTAAAACTTACAAGAAAGTCCTAAATTAAATTTTCCTTCATCATTTGATTCTGAATCCAAATTTACACTATAATTTGGTTCTACATATAAATTTTCCCAAAATCTTACAGAATATCCAATACCTACTCTAGCATTTTCAAAAGTGTCCTCGGTAGGTAGATCAGCTGATAAGTATAAATTATCACTCATACTATACCTTACAAACATATCGTAATCATCTCCACTTTTTCTAACACCAACCATATACGTGTCATCTAAAGTGTATCCAACTCCCATTGTATTTGTAAAATTATCTGTTTCCCAACTTTCACTTTCATTAGGAAAATCTATGTTGCTTACTATTGTGTATTGTGCTGATGCACAAACTGAAGTTAAAACAACGGCTAACATTAAAACTATTTTTTTCATTTTTATCTATTTTTAATTACTAATTCTATTTTTTTACTTAAACGATTACTTAAAATATAATCCATTAAATAATTATGAGCTATTTTACTTTCTAAAATTTTATCAGGAGACATAGCTCTGTGTGTCCCTGTTAAAATACACCCTCTACTATCTGAAGGGTAATTTCCACGATGGAATAAGATATAACTCCTATCAGGCACCTCTTGTACTAACAAATGAACATAATCCCTTGTAGCACTTTCTCTTGCTAATCTTACTCTACACGAGTACCTCCCACTAGGGATGCAAGATACGCTTTTTTCATTATCTTTCCACGGTAATTCCAAGGTATGTGCAATAAATTCTCCATCACAATACAACTTACCTATAACAGATTTATCAGTAAATGTGTCTCTGATTATCAGTAAGTTAGCTGTTGCGACCTTGTCCTCGGTATTTTTTCTTATAGCCATTTTGACTTTTTGAAGAATTTTTAGAATGCACCCCTTTCCTTTTTTTGTTCTTTTTCTCATGAAATATAAAAGTTAACCTTGCCATTATTATGCCGTAACAACAATGTATTCTATATCTATAGAAGCGGTTGCACTACTACTCGCTCCTGCTATTTCGGTTATATCAGCAAAAGACACGACTCCTGCTGCAGTTGTAGCATCAATTTCATTACTAAGAAGCATAAAACTTTCTGAAGGTTCAACATTAAAATAAAGATAATCTACTGCATTGTAAAGCCTTAAAATAAGATTGTTTGTATCGTCTAAATTAGTTATCCTAAAATAGGCATAATCAGCCTTAACCACTTTCCCTGCTTGATCTGCTGTCCCAAAAGCTATAATGTTTGTAAAAGTCAGTCCTTCTTCTCCTTTTCCTGCGATTTCCATAACCCTTTGATCTACCTGGCCTTGAGCTGTTATTGTTTTTGATTGAGCATTTCCATAACTCACTCCATTCAGCTGATAAGTCTCGGTTAAGGTTACTGTTAGTGTGCTTGGGGTTACTGTCGTTGCCATTCTTACTAGCTTTTTATGTTGTTACTGCCATTATCTCTATATCACAAGCAGCAGTATCTGCATCTGCTTTTATTTTAGTTATATCTGCAAAAGCACCAAAAGCTGTTGAGGAGGCTATCGCATCCATCTCATTACTCATAAGCAAAAAAGTATCTCCTGCTAAAAGTTTATAGAAAAAAGAATCTGCACCATTATATAGTGTCAACATAACAAAATTAGTATCATCTAAATTAGATATTCTAAAGTAAGCATAATCTCCTACA